AAGTTGTTGATAGGAAACCAGTCTCTCCAACGAGAGTAGGGAAAAAGAGGAATAGAGTATCACCACCGCCGATTGAACTCCACCAAACCCAATTCTCTTCCACAGGCATAGTGACAGTATCAGTACCCTTTTCCCTTGTCAAGCTCAACCCTGTTGACACTTCACTATCCACCCACGCATTCCAGAAGGTTTGCCAAGTAGAATTCCAAAAATGGTTATAGTCAAAACCACCAAAAAGGACTCTTCCTTTAAAAGCAGTACCACAAGAAATAGGGACTCCATCATGAATGTACACCTTGAAGGAGCCACCAGTCATCACATCCTTTGAGACTGAAAATAGTGTACACTTCCCATTAGTCAAATACCAGGTATCCCACAGGTCGATAAACTCCCAAGAACCACCTGGTGTGATGCTTTTAGTACTTCCTGTATTTTCAGCATCATAAAGGTCAAGTTCATAGATGGCAGACCAATCGTCCTTATCGACGGAGTAGACTTTATCACGAGCTGCAAGGAGAGTAACAGCTTTTCCTATAAACAACTGAGGAAACGGAAAGTCTAACTCCAATAACCCTCCCTCAAGGAGGTCTTCAGGGAATGGATTGGTTACTTCTTCAAATGGAACAAGACCCATTTTAGTAGGACTTAAGTTATAGAGATCGAAGAGATTAAACTTATTCCTAACTGACTTATGGTGTTGACGGAGTCCCTTAGAGAACTCATCTTTTCTTATGGAAAACTCTTTCACTTTTTGCCCTTTTTCTCAGAATGCTTCCAGTTCCTAATACGAGCAGCCTTTTTCGCGGTTGCGTTATCTTTCGAGTGACCAACAACTTTACCAGTGTTGACCTCTACTATCTTATTACCAACAGCTTTAACCGGCATTACTTCCCACCTTTCCCTTTGGCAGGCTTTTTAATTTTCCCACTTCCAAAGGAGGTTGAATCAGTCCTTCCTTGTGCCCCAGCAGGCTTTCCAACACTGCTACCTTTTCGATCAACTCCTCCAACTGCTTCTCCAGGTTTGACAGTTTCTTCCCGAATAACGTTTCCGACGCTGCTTGAACTTGAGACATTCTTAGTGGTACTTTTCTTTTCATCGTTACGCCCGAGTCTTGCATTTTCCTCATCCTCCCATTTATATCCAGGTATATCCCTTTTCATAGTTTTACCCCCAAAATTGATTGCCAGCCATTTGACTTTCTTGGAGGGCGAGACTTTTATCCATACCATCAACTATCTTCTTTATAGCAGCTCCCCAATCATCCATGCCAGACCTATTACGATAAGTGGCTTCAAGGACGAAATTAGCTGCCATAATAAGCAGTTCAGGTTTCATCTCACTGTGGTATGAAATGTCAAGGTCATTTTCCAATAAACTATACGGCTGAGCAAAGATGTGCATGGTGTAGGCTTTATCTGCTGCAGGGAGAAAGAAGATACCATCTTTCTGAAACCTATCAAGACCAAAATAGAGATGGCTTGTTTCATAAGAACCAAGTGTCGACAATGTTATTTCAGGGTGCGGTGTCGATTGGAGGACTGTAAAATACATAGGTGTTCCCTGAGTTGTCAGGTTAGCTCTACCAGCCAATGCCCCTCCAAGATACCCGCTCCCATCGAGGCTGAGACCTGCCGAAGTTGTAGAAAAGGCAATGGCATTTCCAGCTGTCCCAACCAAATAATACTCAACGCAGAAGGTAGTTGCTGACAGCTTATAAGCCTTAGCAAGAGAGGAGTAGGTATTAATTTCAGAGACAAGGTTGTCAATCAAGACACTGATGGTAGTAGCTATTGCCACCTGATAAGAAGCTGAACGAGTAGTCTTGAAAGTGTAGGTTTCAGTTCCAATCGTCAATGTCTCATTGTTAGAAGGAAGGGCTGAAAAAGTACCAATCCCTTTAGCTTGCTCACCAAAGTCTTCACCATATTCCTCTATCATCCATGAATAAGGCTTTGAATACAAATCACTCCTTGCTTCACCAGATGCTTTAACATAGACAGAGTCTATTGACCTAATATGCTTCATAAAAACACTACTCTGTCCAACAGAGATGTCCTTAACAAACCTCGACAACTCTTTCCTTGTTGGGTTTAGGTCGTCAAGGAGACGTTGTCCTGCCTGAATGAAGAAATTAGCACCATTATCAGTGAAGCTACTCTGAGAAGTAACAAGGTCATATCTACCGTTTTGCTGAACGAATTTGGTTCTAATCTGCAACAGATTCATAGTTTCCTACCTTTAATTAGATTGTTCATATTATGAACAAACTTAAAAAGGGGGATGTTACTCCCCCTAATTTAAGCGGCGTTCTCATCACCCAAGTTATACATAACCATGAACTGATTTGGATGGTAGAACTTCCACCCTCCAACAGTGTAGGCACCGTCAACCTTTGAGTGCTGACCGGGAATCTGCATTTCAGTTTCCCACTTCGTTGAAAAGTTATAGCCACCACCAACCAACGGGCAGAATTTCACATTCTTCGGAAGGAAGAATGCCGCCGTTTTCTGATTGGAAGTTTCATGACTGAACAACGGATGAGTCTTGAAATACACACGACCGGCAGGCGTACGCCACTCAACAACTTCCAGACCATAAGATTTGGTAGTCGGAGTCAGTTGAATATTCCCATAAGCCTCCGCCAAATCATTAATCGCCAATAACGCCTGATCTCCAACGAAGCACATTACTTCACCACCCGGAATGTAGCGGAACAGCTGTGTGATGTAGACATCGAGGAATTTCTTCCCTCCCTCAAGCCAGGTCTTTCCGGCAAAGCGTGTGTCTGTATCAGTTACGTAGTTCACAACATTCGACGGACTGTTGGTATGAATAAAAGGAATCATACCTTGTGAGGTAAAGATTCTCTTTTTGTTTTCGCCAACGGTAAGTGAAGATTGACCGAACAAGCCGGATTTTTCAATCCCAATGGAGTGCAATTCCATCGTGTCAATCTTTGCCTCTTTATAGGCATCACCAGTCCGCAGTGTGGTAGCCAGAGCGATGTGGGTCAAATCCAACGTGTCACGGAACTCTTGAATGTAGTTGGAGTATTCCACAGGGTCGTAGCCAATGGCTTCCGGAGGAGTGCTTCCCTCAGGCATTGCAGTACCAATCAACATAACCCTGTCAACAGTGGCAAGGTTGTAGGAAGCAACAGTTGCGTCATTATCATCATCTTCCGTCAGTTTCACAGCGATGTAGCTGGAGGCTCCATTGTAGACCACATCTACAATTCGTCCCTGAACATCTACAGTTTGCCGGTCGGAGTCACGCAAAAGGACGCGATGGTAACGACGACACTCTTTAGCAAAGGCTTCGGTAATCTTCACGTAGAGAATACCACCTGCAATACCGTGCGTTGTCTGATGACTTGCATAGACATACGGTGTCGCAAGACCTGCATCTATACAGACGGCAGAAGCAGCCGTAATACCAACAGCCTGTGTCGGAAGAGTTTTAGTCCACCAATGGAAGGTGTGACTATCTACATTCTCCTTACGAAACATGGACTGCATAGCAAAAAGCGGAGCAGAACCATTAGGGAACTCACGGAGAATAAATTGTTCCCAGTTTTCAGGAACCTGATTAGTTGCCCAATCACCTGTTCCTCTCATACCCATAAAAGCTGCCATAAGTCAAATCTCCCTAATTAAGATCAAGTTATTAAGTGGTCGGTGCAGCAGCAATCCCAAATCCAGCATTCGGAGCAGGGTCGCTACTATACAGATGAGTAACAGTGTCAGCCCAACCAGTTCCTACACCGGCTAACATGCAATTCTGAACCAGAATAGAATGTGTATCCCCACCAGCAGGCATATCAAAAGCATTCGTAATGCCTGTAGCCCAGTTCGTAGTGTAGTTATAGAAGACACACCCTTTGAAAAGATTCCAACGAAGATCACCAGCTGCATTATCAACCTTTACCAGGAACTTTCCAGCAGTCGTACTATTTGAGAGTATCATACAACCCTCAAATGTATTGCGAACTCCAGAAAGGTACAATTCACAGTTGGCGGCTGTTCTCGCAACAGTATCCAGACCAATCGTGCACCGGATGAAGTTATTCTCAGCGCCGCTCACCTTCAACGAATAGGAACCAGCTCTTGAGAATGGTCCAGATGCAGTGTCGTTACCCATACCGGCAAAGAAGCAGTTTTCAAAACTATTTCTACTCCCACTTACAAGAACATTCGCACCATCAGCAGCAGCATCTTTGCCATCGAACCACTGAATATTCTTGAAGATACAACCACTACCACTGATTGTCATCAGGGTTACGAGGTCGTTAGTTGTAGTGTTAACAATTCTGCACCGCTGTCCCATGCCAGGCAAGTTGCCAGACAGGCCGATCAAATGAGTGTAGCTCTTACTCCAGGTAATTGAAGCTGTCGGGTTATCCGCCGTAGCTCCAGGAATGAAGTAGATAACATCATTATTTGCATCAGTCGTCTTAGCATAAGCCGCAGCTACTGAGGCTAAGGCAAGCTCAGGTGTCTTACCACTGTTATTATCACTTCCATTAGCCGGATCGACAAAGAAGATATTACCCTTTCCAATCCTCGCCGGAATAAGTCCCTCGATTTGAATATTGCCAGCTCTGACTTTCATACCCCATTTTTCGAGGTTTCCAACAAAGCTCATGGTTACCTCCTTATGTGATATCAGTTACGACAACATGCCACTGACGACCATCGCTGTAGAGTACGATATACTCACCATCAGCATCGGTTGCTTTATCTGACCACTCAAGACTGTCGTCTTGATCTTGAATAGTGCAGTGACCACCATCATCGACAACGCGAATAGTGTATGTTACACCTTTAGCTTCGGCGACAGGAGGGAGTGTCAAAGTTTCTGTATATGAAGCATCATTGTCAACATACACTTCAGTCTGGTACACTTCCATAGTATCCGTGCCATTCGCGGCTGTATTGGCGATGAAAAGTCTATGATTAGGAGGAGTTACCTTTTCGAGGCTCTCCCGCAAATCTTTAGGCATCATAATAAAAATCCTCCATTAATGATTGAAATCAAGCAATTCAGAAATCTGACCTGCCTGATCATTACTGTCAGCCTTTTTCATAGGCGCTACTCTTTTTACTGTACCAGGACGCTTAACAAACACTGGAGCTTTCTTCGTTGTGTTGCTCTCTTCCTGACTTTGGTATTTAGGGAGAATGTCTTTGAATAGGTCTCTTACCTCCTTCTCTGTGTTACTTAACACTTCATTAATATCAAACTTTGGATGTTCTTTCTGTATCTGAGCCGAGCGGAGCTCGACATACCTTTTTAACTTTGGACGTTCTTTAACCAAACCAGCCAAGTCATCATTACGTTGCCAGAACTCTTGAGCAGCGAGATGACCACGTATCTTATAGTCCATCAATGGTGCGAGGACTTTCAGGGCATCAGATAGGGCTTGCTGTCTGACAGCTTTGATTGACTCATTAACTGCGCTGGTAATAACAGTGTTTAACTCCGTCCTGTCATCGTCGCTGAAGGTCTCTTTAAACATTTCAGGTTTTACAAAGTTACCAATCTCAACCTTCTGACTAAAGATCTCCTTTGCAAATGACTCAGGAGCTTCCTGTTCTTTTGGCTTTTGTTCCTTTGCCTCTTCAACAGGTTTCTCTTCAACTTTCTGCTGAGCATCTCCAGTCAGGATAGAGGTCAAACGCTCAATTTCCTCGATCAGCTTATTAGACTTAACATCAGCGTCTTCCTCAACAGTCTCCTCTTCGCTAACCTCTTCCTCTTTAGCCACAGGCTCTTCCTTTTTCTCCTCTGGCTTTTCCTTAGGCTTTTCCTCAACAGGTTTCTCCTCCGGTTTCTCTTCTGTTTCCTCGACCTGCTCAACCGGCTCTTCTTTTTTCTCAACAGGTTCGATGCCGAGTACTTCATTTATTTGATTCTGTAACTCAGCAGCTGCTGCCTTTTCAGAGCCCTTTTCTTGTGCTCCAGGCTCAAATAGTTCAGCTTTAAACTCAGCCATTTTGTCCTTCCTTCCTCTTCTCTCCGTTAATTTTAACTTCCTCAGCCATCTTACTCGGTAGGTCTAATAAGTACCGATAGGCTGAAATTTCTCCTTGTATCTTCTTGTAGTGTTCGAGTGTCATGGGGACTGTTATTTGAGCCACCCTTCCATCTGAAACAGTCTCTTGCACAACGAAGCCTTTTTCAAGCAGGTTCCTTAAGAGTTCAATTCTCTGCTCAATAGTCTCTTCAAGGGCTAACCAAACAACATGCTCTTTGAAGTCAAGGATGTCACGTTCTGACATCTGACTCCACATAACTTCTTCCTTTGTCATACAACTCCCTGTGGTATTTGTTGCTGTTGAACGGGGACGAGGTCACCCTTTCTCACAGACTCTTCAATTTTATCCTCTTCCATAACGGAAGTTTGAACTGGCTTCTTCATGAAGTCTCTCACATTCCTTGCTCCAAGTAGACGAGCGACGTGCTTCCAGGCTCGAACAAAGTCTAAGCCTTGATAAACTTCAGGGTGCATAGCAGCGTTGTTAAGCAAACGCTCCCAAACATCGGCATACTCACCCCCTGGAATAGAGCCATCTTGTGGTACTACATCAAACCTAACATCAAGGGCTTTCGGAGAAACCTTAACAAAATTACCTGCCACTCCATATTCCTCAGCAAGCTCCTGCAGGTAGTCGCCAGTCAATTTAATGTATTTGTCCTCAGTCATAAATTGGATAGTGTTACTGGCTAACTGATAGGCGATGTCGTAATGTCCCTGCATAGCCATTAAACGAGCCGTTTTCTCAAACTTACTCATCAAACTTGTCCTGGTATCCCTTGCCTCTTGAGCACTTACCCGTTCACCTCTATGTTCAAAAACCCCTTTCGCCTGTGGACTAGCAAAGACGCTATTATCTATCCCCATAAGGAAACCAATATCTGAAATATTATTCCTTGTAATATCGGAGACAGATAACTGTTCAATCGCATCCTTCACACCCATGCCCCAAGCTGAAGGTCTAAGACGAGCAACCATACCAAACTTAGTATTCAAGAGGTCGTCCATGTTAATCCTTTGAGGATCAACTACAAACATATTATTAACTGCTTTTCTCACATTGGCAACATGGCTCTTCCAAAGCCAGTCAATAGCGTGTTGTAATGGATATTCCCTTTCAAGGATGGAAACGGGCAGTGTTGTATGCATATCACTTTCCGGACTTGACATGCCAACTGGCAACTGATTATGGTCAGCTCCAAGTTCACTCGCTTCTACAATAAGCCGATCTGCTACAACGACAACCTTCCATATCTCAGGATACTCCCCATCACCAAGACCATATTCGGCAGGGATGAGCTTTATGAACATAACAAGCTTGTCAATCCTTTTAGATGAACCAGTTGGCAATGGGTCAGTATTAACACCTGTCTTATCATAGCGACCAGAATTCACATCGTTGGCGGAGTAATAAGAACTTGCACAGTTTAATTGGCTCTTTTCAATATATTTGACATTGAAGACTGCCCCCTCAGAATCCCTTTCCTCTGATAACAAGTCATTGTAATTAGTCCTCTCAACCCAACCAAAATAGTTACCATTCTGAACTTGAGTCACAGGGACAGCAGGATCTGGCAATGTATTGTAAGGGTCAAGTGAAAATATCTCAGACCCTTCAAAAAGGGTCTCCCTTACCCTTTGAGTAGTTGGACCGCCAAAGAGTTTAATGCCAAACAGCTCAAAGGAGTTATCAATCCTTTTTGTCCTCAAACCTGTCTTCTTAGTGTAAGAGGTAGCACAGCCACCAAAGCCATAGGTAAAGGCGTCAGACCAGCTTGAATAAAGTTCAAGTCCTGCCTTACTCCTGATACAGTCCTGCTCAACCACATTCTCAAGGAGGAGAACTCCAAGAGTGTCCTTTGGGTCGCGGCTTGGAATATAACGAAAAGTCGGCTGTTGTAAAAAGGCAGCTACCTGATAGCTCAAAAGGGTTTCACGAGTAGCATACATGACAGGGACTACCATGCTAACAGGTCTGCTTTCATCACTATCCTTTATCTTTTGTTCCTCTGTATCAAGGTCAATGTAGACAGTCATTTTCTGATCTATCTCCCGCCAAGCAGAGAAGCGTTGCTGTATCACATCATAGCTTTCACCTGCCGCATCAAGGACGAGGTTTAATAACTTCCTATGATTCTCCGAATCGGGATGGAGGTTTATACCATTCGGATACTCATAAGAGACACGAGACATGTCAGTAAAATTAGTATCTTTGTTGGAGGGTGTCTTTTTCATGTAAATTCCCTTTTGCCTTCGGTTGACTTATATTACCAGAGAAACCAGCACAGCCACAAACTTTGGCTGATACTCTACGATAAGAGGAATCGTCATCATGTCTTGCATAGCCGGAGTCGTTGCTTAATGTCAAGCTTCCATTCGACACAATCCTCCCGCAACGTTCACAGACCTCTTTTAAATAACTTGGCATCAATAACCCTTTGTTGTTGAGTTAAGACTTCCACGAGAATCAATTTGGTAGTGAAAGTCAATTTCTAACATCCCTGGAGCATTAGCACCAGTCCCAGCCCATGTGTCTCCTGTATCCCTATATACCCTACAAACGAGCATGGAAGATATTGTTTTACCTGAACCTGCTATTGTTACCTCAGGAGTCACCTCATGCCAATGATCTGCACCAGAACAAGTGTCAGTCATATCAGCAGTAGCAGATGCACCAAAGGCAGAACCTATATTCGACCATGAATAGTCAAGCTTCCAGGCAACTGTACTGCCATTTTCCTCATTGCCCCTGCTGTGAGGTGTCCAATGAACATGGCACTTAATATCTGAACCTTGTTTATAGTTGTGTGGAAGTTGACAAGTAAAAAACCCCTCATCGGAAGGAGCAAACTTGAAAACCTTAAGAGTTGCTCCAGAACCTCCAGGTTGCCAATCTCCAAGAACTGGGTCATGAGAACCAGGAAAATCAAACGAACCAGGAACTATTCTCAAGTCATCCCAAACAGTAATTTCTTCTTCTAAAAAGTACCAAATCTCATCAGCAGTTCCAGAACCTGCAATCAACGATACTCTATCATATTGAGTCTCAAGGACAACCGTAGCCCTTCCTTCAATAGTATCATCTGAAGCAGGTTCAATAGTTACCACATTGTCAGTTTCATCGACCTTAAGAACTGTCACTATTCTTCCAGGATTAGTACCTACAAGGGGAAGGTACAAGGTAACATCCCCATCAGTAGCATCAACTTTAATAGTTCCTGCAGTTCCTATAATATATGGAGAGTCTGAATTGTCAACCTCTGTCAAAGTTTGAATGAGTCCATCTAACCATACTTGACCTGCTATAATATAACCATCAGTAACAACAGCTGAGTTGTAGGATAAAGAAATTGAGTTATATGAATTTTGGTCAAATGTAAAATACTTACCAGGTTGATAGAATATAAACTTAAGGTTTTCATAAAGAGTCCCTGTCGATAGGGGGCTACTTGGTACTGACGCCCCATCATCATTGTAGGCACTGACTTTATAAAGGTAAAGTACTCCATTGGGAACAACTCCAAAATCGTAGAAGGTCTCAGCTCCTATGACATCTCTCAATAATGAGTAGGTAACTCCACCATTAATAGAGCGATATAAATAATACCCTGTCGCTCCAACAGAAGCATCCCATGTTAAGACAATTAAGTTGCTATAAACCTGATCGTCTAATAAACCTGTTGGTGTTGCCGGTGCTGCCATATTATCCTTTAGATTGTTCACAAAATGAACAAACTTACATAAAAACCTGTCGAGTAAGCGGTACAAGTTTGTCCAGATCATCATAAATACTGTCTTCATCAAACGTCGAACCCTTAATATACGGCGACATATACCTCATACCCTTTTCAAGTATCTGGTTCAAATAAGCTGCCGCATCAGAAACGTCTTTTAACTTCGATCTTGGGAAGCTTAAAAGTTGCTGTTCCAAAGCCCCTGTTCCAACCTTATTGTGGAATATAAGTCCACGCTCGTAGTAGGGCAACAGGCTTCGAATCCTTCCATCCTTCCCACCTTCAAAGCCTGACAACTCATCCTTTCCTGTTCTTGCTTTTAGCTCTATCATGGAAGAGGTAGATGCCCACTTGTGTAGTCCTTGTCTTATTAATTCATTCTTCAACGGGTACGTTATATGCTCTTCAAGCCCTGTTACTTCTACACCCCAGACGAGTACATTGTACTGTTTGAGCAGCCTAATCAATTCTGAATACTGCTCATTGACATTGAGGTAATCGCCCTTTGCCAACCTCACATGGAACTTATTCCTCAAGAAGTCAATACCATAGACGATGAAAGCTGTCTGAGCATTCTTTGGGTCTTTCTTCTTACTCGGGTCGTAAAGGAGGACGTTAATCCAATCTTTCATTTCGTCCTGAATCTCTTGGTCTGTTTCAGAGTAGTATTGGAAATAAGAGGCTTTGAAAGCGGCTGCTTCCTTACTTGTCGGAAGGCATTGACGCTCACGAGCGAATACGTCCATAGTATGTCTTGCTCTATGCCCATCTATTTCCTTATTAAGCGTTTTCTGTGAAACAAACTCCGGAGCTTTCGTTTGATAGTCATCATCACAGATAGAAATTGTAAGGTGTTCCCAGTCTGGGTCTTCTAAGAGATAGGTTATCAGTGCATCTTCATGTTTAATGGTGTCGATGTAAATGATCTCATAAGACTGACCATACTTTTCAAACTGATTCACAGTATACATCAATGAACCAAAGAACCACTTCCTTAATTTCTCCCTCTGCACCTCATTTTCAATCTCCTGATCATCTTCAAGGTCATCAATAACCCAGAAGTCAGGTCTGTAATTAATCCACTTTAACCCTCTAACCTGCTGTCCTGCCCCTCTTGGGAGTACAATAGTATACCCATTAGCAACCCAGCTTGTTTTCGCCCACTTTTCGTCTATACCTGACACTTTTGATTCTTTTACATCTCCAAATAACCTCTTAACAAAGGCATTCGTTGACAAGTCAAGCTTTATATTCTCTGTTATTAGCTCAGCAGATGTCGCACTGTTAGAAAGGTAGCCAATAAACCTCTTATCCTGATACAAAATGTGCTTTTTACACAAAAGTTCAGCCGTACTTGTCTTTCCTATACCACGAGTTGCAGCTATAACCTTCTTTTTTGCCTTACATTTATCTATAAAGTCGAAAAGTTGGTCGTGTAACCCAGTCATTGGAGCAAAAAACTGCTCCGGAAAGACGAGTTGCCCTAATAACTGTGTGTTATTATAGCACTCAGCCAGTTCATCAGAAAGGGATATTAGGTTTTTTACTTGATCACTGACCATTTCTGCCCCTTAATAAACTGAAATTTCCTGGCTAATATAGATGGCAGTAGAATCATCGGTGTCGAGTGTCTTCGCTACAACTCTGAAGTTGTTAAAAGCTGAACCCTGCATTAAGGAGTCAGTCGGTGACGAGTTCCAGAAAAAGGTATAACCGACATGGGTTGGAATTATCAGCTTTTTCAGGTCAGAAACTGCTATCATAGACGTGTCATCTACTGCCTGTCTCCAAGTTATGGTATCGCCAGTGATCCATCCAATACTTCTCCCTCCCCAGTACTCAGGGAAAAATATAATAGTGTCAGGTTCACACAGTCCGGAGTATGTACTTGTATCAGAAGCCAATGTATCAAGTTCAGTAAAGAGAGTAACAAGACCATTAAACTCCTTACTTTGATTCATACTCCGGAGGTAAAAGGTCTTACTGTATGTTGCCGTCGCTTCTGATGTTAACAAGTAGTTGAAGTTAGTAGTTGACCAGGCACTATACTTAGTTCCATCATCGTCATACTCCCAAACGGGAACCTGTCCAAACGACAAAGACAAGAGTAGGAAAAGGAATAAAAATAAATACTTCATCTGTACCTCACTTTACCTTTAAAACTTTTAAGTTATAAGCCTTTCCAGGCTCTATGACATTGAAGAGTTCCCATACCTTTTCTGATTCCCCACTATAAACCTGAGCCGATATCAACCTCGCTTTAACATAGAAGAACCAGGTCTTACCAACGTAGAGGTTTTTATGCTGTAAAAGGTAATAGCTTGTATCCTGGACAACACCAAGTTGATTGAATACGGCGGTTGAGTCATCAGAATAATAGACAACAAAATCAACGTCGGCAGAGTCAATAGGCTCACCAATGACGTTTTGATATTTATACTCCCAAATAAGCCAACCAGGAATTGGAGTATTAGAACAGGCTATGAAAGCAAAAGTTAAGAGTAAAAACAGCTTTTTCATTAAAAAGTCCTCCGCATTTTTCTAGTCCTTCTAACATCATGATGCTTATACATTGTACTCTGTAAGGCTTTAGTAGTAAATGAAATTGTATCAGCCCAAAAGCTTGTATCAACTTCATTCTTAGCTGCCACTGACCAATAATAAATGGTCGAGTTGCTTAAGCCGGAAACAGGATAGGCTGTTAATTCAGTAGTAGCATCAAATAGAGGGGATGTTAATAAAGGATTTGCTGACAACTTTACAAAGTAACTATCCGCCCTTGTTACTGCATTCCAATCAAGAGTCGGCGTAAGAGATAAGCCAGTTGCTAAATCAGTTGGACTTGTCAAAGCTGGCGTAGCCAATGAATCGCACCAGGTATAGAGAATGGTTACATTTCCTGCATTACTTATAGTTCCTATATTTTTATAGATACAATAATCAACAGAACAGGTTTTATTGGCAAAGTCAACCGAAGTAACATTTACCTCACCGCCACTTGAAATCCAGCGGCTAAAGCTTGAATCTATTGTTATCTCCTCATTGTATGTTCCGGCGGTAGTAACAAAAACACCTCCAGCATGCGCCCCTCTTGTCTCAAAAGCTTCAGTTAAAGTTGCGATCTTAGAAGCGCTTGTTCCTTGATTAGCATCGTTGCCAGTTGTTGCGATGTAAATAGAATCAAGCTTTTGTGAGATTGAAAGAAGATCGAATCTACTCCATCTATTCAAACCCTGATAAGGAGCAAACACATATATTTTTAAAGACACACAGGTAGCTGGAGTTGTTATATTCCTTATAACTTGAACATATGAAGTCCCTGTTACACCAGTTGGAGAGAATCCACCAACATAAGCTGAATTTGTCATATCATACCATCTTATTAAACCATCATGTCCTGCACCATCACCTGTTGTCCATGCTTTTGTTCTGTATGTCTTACCTCCAATAACTACAAAAGCTGGCCCCATTGCTCTTGTTTGAGCACTGCTACCAGAATTAAGTTTTATTGCCTTACTTCCACTATAAGCAGTTGTAGTAGCATCAATAAATGAACCTGTAACACCTTGATTAGCAAGAGTCCAATCAGTCCAGGTATCTGATGTACCATCATCTGCCGTCCCTGTATGAGTTTCAAAACTATTGTTGGAAATAGCTATATTAGCTCCATACTGAGCAAACAACAGTAGAGGAAAGAGTAAAAGAGAAATAAGCAAGAGTCTCATTTTCAATTCCTTATATTTACTGTATCAACAGCAGCACCGGAAGCATCATACTTAACGCTGCAAAGACTGTCGTTGTTAATAATTGTCTGTAAAAATCCTATCGTTGAGGGATACCCACCTACCAGTGTCCCTCCCCTATAAACAAGAGACTGTTGATAATATCTTGTAGTATTATTGAAGTCATAGACTCCCCTGATTGACAAGCCTTTATTATTATAAGCATTCAACGTTTTAACAGAAGTAGAGTCACACCAAAGATAAGGTTCGCCATAAAGTGTGTAAAAATCATTCTGAACAACTTCCGTACTATCACAGTTAAGCAGACAAATTGGATGCACGCTATTTATAGCATCACTTGTATCTTTCCTGATAGTATTATTTACAATATGAGCATTATTGACTTTATTCAAATACAAAGACAAACATTGGCTTAACGCATTTTCTATGTTATTATTAATAAACTCATTAGAAGAAATCTTTAGTACCTTCAAATATTTTGCAGCATCAAGTTCTATACCAACAGCACTAATTCTATTATTACTTATAATATTATTGGAAATGAGCACATTATCAATAATAGAGTCTGCTTCCGTTGCAGATGCCCAAGAAGTCCCAATATCCATAGTAATTCCCCTGTTTCGGAAATTTCTGATAACATTATTTGAGATAATTGCAGACCTGCCATTAAAAAAGCCTCTGATATAAGTAGGAGACCACCTCAAAAGTAATCCATCTCTATCGCCTGCATAAGCTCCATCGTTGCCATATAGCTGATTCCCATCTAATATCATAGAAGTCCAGGCATAAATAGCCATGCCATAATAGTTTATATTTTTAAGTACGTTATTACTTATAACTATCAACCCATTTGAGTCAGGTGATACTGATGTTCCAGTAACAGCATAACACTCAATGCCGGACTCAAGAGAGTCAAAGAAGCAATTATCCACCTCAACCGTGTTGCCAGCAGGCGTTAAGCCAACCCAATCAGAATTTAAGAACTCACAGTTTGTCACCCTAACATGAGTATCAAGTCCCTTTAACTGTAAACCCAAGCCGCATTTGATAAAACGCAGATTGTGAGCAAACATCCTTCTTGGTGAAGCGCCTGAATTATACTGATGATAGATACCGCCATCTCCGGCAGTAACCCCATCTGATGTGTTTAATGGTTTGTTGCCTACAAGAGTCATATCAGAATACTCAAAGTCGTTATAAAGAGAATCATTATTAGTAAAGTCATTGGCTGAACCACCAAAGTGGGCGACTAAACCTGTTGGATCACCATCAAGGTAAATAAAAGTTTTGGTTTTACCAGCCCCCTTTACAGTTATTCCTCTGCCAGTATAAGTAGCGGCTTGCATTGATATTTCGCCACTGATAAGGAATTTACCAGCAGGAAGGTAAAGATCAGAGTTTATCTTTCTTGCGAACTTTACAGCATTTTGAATAGCTGTTTTTGTAACTGAACTATTGGTTGAATCAGAATAGGCACCAAAGTTGAGAATGTTTACGCTATTAGTTTCAAGAAAATTATTAGCTACCCATTGTTTTCCAGAAACAGTACTTGCAAAAACAGTGCCTTTATACCCCTCAGGATAAGCACTGTCAACCTGTGTGTAGTAGCCATAGCCATTGGAGTTAGTTCCAGACAAAGCTAATAAGAAAGCACCACGACCTTCTTGTAGGCTCAATAATTTTAAAGCTGCTGTATCTGCAACAAAGAGCGTTGAAAGACTATCTTTTATCGCCGTGCTTCGAGCAGTACGCTCAAGTGCGAGGGTGTCAGTAATTAATTCATTTACTGTAACACCATCAGCTCCAATCCTCTCATTCAGGGAATCCTTAGCAATCTTACGCATAGTCGGAAGGTCGTTGGTGATGGAGATGGTATTCCCTGTCCCTTTCCCTGTTAGCCTAACTTGACTAAACAGAGAGGAGGAAAGGAGAAAAAAGAAAAGGAGGGATAAAAATAGCTTCATTAGTATTGCCTCTCTTTCTTATATCCAACTATATAGAGGACACCAGCTCCATTGTCAGTCCAGGCTTCAACCCTTGTCAATTGTGGACTTGGACCAACTACAAAGGACATACCAGTTTGAAGTAACATAGGATTTCTCGACGTCCAGCTCCCTACATCAGGAGCACCGAGCACCAAATTGACGTCGACAGTATCGGCGTAAATGGTAGCCATTTCCCAAGCAACATCAAATGTGGTATCTATAGCTGATGTTGAAACATGCAGGGTATCAACCCATAAATAGCGAACACCTAAAGACTGTGCCGATGCCTTACCTACCGAGAGGGTCAGTAGTGCCAAAAGCAACATCAGCAATGTTATCATCATCCTTTTTACCATTATCCCTTCTCCCCTCATACAGGGCTTTGAGCTCAGCTGCCCTGTTTTTAATTGCATTGACTTCCTCAACGGTCATTTCTATGTTGGCGTTGAGGTTTATATTCTTCTGAGTAGCTCCATAACCAGCTCGGTCAAGTAACTTCTCAGCTATTTGATTTTTTAGTTGTTTGGGTGTCCCAGGGTCTAACAACATCTCTTCCTGCTGTGAAAGAGCTATGACGCTTAACGTCTTTATCCTCTTCATAAGGTCAACGGCGTCAAATTCAATCGCCCCGTTGAGCATGTCTATATATTCACGACCAAGCGCCGAATTAACAACCGCTTGAATGGTTGACTCTGAGACACCCAAAAAATCAGCGATTTCCCGCTTTTGATAAAGCCCTGAAGCGTAAAGCCTCAATATTTGTTTCTGCCTCGACCAGAGCTTTTGAATCTCACCATATGGGCTGACTTGTTCTGTATAGACAGCTCCTGTGACTTCATCAACTCTTTCTCTCTCAACGAGACCCATTTTGTTCCTTTTTACTTGTTAAAGTTTTTCTTCATCCAACTTATGATCTCCACATCAATCGTTGGTAAATACGACTGGATATCCATTCATGGTTGGACAGTGGCGTCGACATCTTCCTATAACCTTTCCTTGTTCTTGAACAATGGAAGTTTCCTTCTTCACGAAGAACATACAGGTTTGACAGGTCATCCCAACACTACGATGTTTCCACGGATCACTTGATATATAAATACCCTATTGTTAAAAATGAAAGTGGTTAAAGAACCAAACCAGGAAAAGATATAAACTCAATAACTACCGCCAATATACAGAATGGGAAACCCGTTGTCAATGGTGTCTTATTGTGTTTTTTATCCACCTTTGTTAAATAGGTGACAGACCAAACGGGGGGCAATTAGTTTGTTCATATTATGAACAATCTGACCACGTTGACAAGGTCAACACAACAAAACAGCCAGGCACCAAAAAGGTGCCAAACGCCACCATTTGAAACTGCCAGCTGGAGAGTGGGGGTAACTGTACAGGGCTGAACGGCGAGCCACTTCCCCAAAGGTGGTATGGCTTTTTTCTGCTTCGTGCACGGGCTGTGGATTGTGAAACAAGGTGCAGTGTTTGGGCGATTTGTTCCCCGTTTCACAAGGTGTTCAATCCTATACCTTGTTCAATTTTTCACGTCTGGTTGTGGTATGTCGGGCGTTCATCCGTATTGTTACCTTGTGAATTATTGCACAGGTGGATAAATAGACGTCTGGCGCTAATTGTGACGGTTTGCGGCAATTTTGACCACTTTTCCCATTTTTAGGAAACTGTTCCTATTTTCAATATCTGGTATAAATCATTGTTTTTTATCAATTTACACTTGTGATGATATTCACGTCTGGAGTTTTATTCCCACTTGTGGAAAACATTGTTCCAGATTGATACAAGTTAAGTTATTGTTTTTATTGAAGTTATGACTTTTGAATATCTGGCACACAATCTGCATCTTATAGCGTAGCGATTGAGAATATGGATCAAGGACAGGTGCGCATGGGCGCGAAGGTGTGTCCTTGCATAGGTCTTTGAAATATGGATTGAGGCGCTTACGTGGTTGATTGCCAATGGCAATAGTGGACTTGTTCCACGTGAAACAACTGCATAAGGGCGTCTGGACTTTGCCTGTGACGGGGAGAGGATCAAAATTAAACCAGACAATGTATTTAAAGGAGTTTTGTATGTCAATAGTACGTTTTGATGAAACATTTGACAGTTTGATCTTTGCAACTAAGATGGAGCTGTTCGCGACAGCTGAATCAAAAAAGCTGTTGTTGGTGAAGAATGAAAAGGATGAATTGACTGATGAGGGCAAATTAAATCTTGCCAAGCATACCTGCCCAGTTGAGCTGAATTTTAAAGACGTTACAGTTCGTGAGGCATTGCAACAGCACGCGAGTACTACCAGTTTCCTCAAAAAGTGGGTGAACAACATCGGGAAAAATCTGACAGACGAACAGATTATTAGTCTGTGCAAAGTTGGTCTTAAGGTGAGTGTCAGGGAACTAATTGACGGGACGAGATCGCCAATGACAGAAGAGGCTAAAAAGCTGAAGACTATGAAAGCTGAACTTGCAAAGGGTAAATCGGTTGAACAGTTACGGGCTGAATATGAGGCGATGTTGGCACAGGTTGAGTTGGAACTCGGTCTGACTCCTGAATCGCCTGATGAAAAGGGCTGATAAATGAGCCTTGTAGGGTGATGAGCCCTGCAAGGCTTTTTTTGTTTCTGGTATTTTGAGCACCTTTTAACCTGTCTAAATAGGCTGCTTAACTTTTGAGCAAGTTTATAAGGCAGGTGAGAGGGCTCAATGGTGGCGTACCGGACGGTACATTTGTAATAAGGTAGAATGTAATTTCCCCCCCTTGTCCGCACCTGTGGGATGTGGCATCCCTCTGACTGTATACCTCTGACTGACTGTATATATCCAGTAAACAAACTAATAGGTTCAGTATATATATTTATTTATAGATATATATGTATTAATAACTGGATTATCTTATCACTTAAGCAGGGTATGGGGTTAGAGGCGTGTAAGGGGGTGGAATTACAATCTACATTATTACAATTTGCGTTGTCGGATCTGGTTTGGCTTTGACAAGGTCAAATAGGTGGGCAGTTTGTTCATATTATGAACGATCTGGGTTGACGAGGTCAACAGGTGTCCCACCCGAAGACAACAAATAAATTTGACATCTTGTATGTAATTTTGTATATTAGGGTACATTGTGACAGGACTATAAGTCTATCCTGTTGCAAGACAACACACAACAAAAGGAGTTTTAGTATGCGACAAGAATTAACACCTAACCAGGCTTGTTCAGTGGCGGGTTTTCTCGCCACACAACAGTTCAACGACGAATCCATTAACTAACAGCAAAACAACGCAAGAGCGGGCAACGTCAATAAGTCCTGCTTTTTCTGTTTTACTTTTCATCAAAAAACCCTCAACAAACAAAGAGGAAATAAACATGATATCTACAATTAAACTAAAGCCTAAAGACATCAAGGTGATTGTGTCCTGCCTGTCAGACCATCAGATTGAACAGGCAAAAAGGGCTATTACATACCTCTCGCAGGTAAAGAACAGAAATGAAGGGGTTAAGAATAGTGACTTTTTAAAAGATGGTAAAACAGACTATCTCTGCCACAGTACAAAATTCTATTACGATCATGACTTTCAAACAGCTTTCAAATATGACGAGCCCTTTTGGTCTGCTTCAGGTTTCACCTTTTCCCTTTTATCAGTAATAGTGGTACATGCAGACATCAAAGAGCTCAGGATGTTCAAAACAGCTTTGACTCGTGAACAGGAAAGGAGACAAAACAATGCAAAAAGTAATTCCAGCAAAAGATCTTAAAAAGATCATCTCTACCTTATCAGACAGTTGCATCGATAACGCTCTTTTAGCAATCGAGTACCTGCTAAGAGTACATAACAGGGACAAAGGCGTCCCTGCAGTTAAAGGAGCAGGAATTGATCCGGTAGAAGGACTGAACAAAACCTACCATCTCTGTTTGTCAAAAAAGTTCTATCATAACTCAGACTTTCGCAGAGCTTTCAGCTTATCTATTGAGTCAATCCTTTTCAATCATAAAACAGGCTTCTCATATAGTGCCCTCTCAATAATCCTAATAAGGTCGACCAAGAAACAGCTTAAGCGTTACTACATGCTCTTAACCAACGAACAACTCAAACGCTACATGAAAAAAGATGTCCTCGACACAGTGGACTATATGGAAAAGAGGGTAAAGTAATGCCAAGCATCATAGTGTCTACAAGAGTAGACGTCAAAACCCTTGCCACTTTGATCAGACTATACGACCTGCACAATGTTAAGTACAGGACAAAGTCAGGTGCAGTCGGACTCGCCCTGATCCACTACGTAGAACAAATGGTTGAAAAGAATCAACCTAAATTCAAACAGAACTTGGCGTTCAAAACAGACGACGAAGCAATAGTTTTTCTCAAGTCCACCGGACTCTTTACCAATGCAAAGTTCACCATCGGCGATCGCCTTGACAAACTTTCAGATGCCTTTCAGGCAGAAATAACAAAGGAAAGAATAATAGTCGACGGGCGCGACTTGACCGACCTATATGATCAAGTTGAAAGGGAGCAGAAAAATGACAAAGGATGAGATATTAGAGCACATTAGGCTCTTAGATCAACTCAAAGGTGAGGAGGAGCAAAGGAAAAAAGAAAGGCAGAAAAATTGCCCATCCTGGCTCGTGGATGCTTGGAAGGTGGGCGATGCCGCAGTTAAGGTAGAATGCCTTGTTTCCTACCTCAACTCTGAAAAGCAGTTAAAGCTCACCCTCACCCTACATCCAGGACAAGAGATCGAAGACCTTACTGAGAGGGTCGAAAGTATAACAGGGACAACCCTTGACCAACTTTCGGTGAAACTCATTTCAAAAACCAGATTGTTCATTAAATGAACAAACTTAACCGTTGACAAAGTCAACAAGGAGTAGAAGATGACCAAAAAAGAAGCCGTCAGCATAATAGTGGCTGACTTAAAAGCAGCAGGCGTTGACAAGACGCAGTTGCTAAAGGCACTGAGGTACTTAATAAAGTTGCCTCGACCTGTAAGCGATGATTATTTCTCTGTGTCAGATAAGTTTGAACTTGCCTTCGACTATGAAGAATAGTCAGAGACAAAAAATAAATTTCGTAAGATGCTTGACAAACCCGTTTAGTTTCCGTATATTTGGGTCGTGGTTAGGTTAAAAGTTGGGCAGTCCTGTCGGCACACAGGCTGTCCAATTTTTATTTCTTGCTACAAAGCAAGATCACAGGACAGAACAAGACAATTAGCATAAGGAAGTACAATGGAAGAGAAGAAATTCCCTCGCCATCTCCACATAGCTTTCCTCGAACTCGGTCAGGCAGAAATGCCTGGAACTGAGTCAAATAGCCACATAACCGAATACCTCAAAACAGTCGGGCAACCAGGTCAAGATGAAATCCCCTGGTGCTCAGCCTTCATTAACTGGGTTCTGTTACAAGCAGGCATCCAGCCCACCAGAAAAGCCAACGCACGTAGTTTCACATCATGGGGACAAGAGCTAACCAAGCCTGAACTTGGTTGCATCGCTGTCTTCAGCAGAGGTCAATCTGCCTGGCAAGGACACGTAGCATTCTTCCTCGACGAAACAGAATATGGAATTGTCTGTCTTGGTGGAAACCAACAGAACAGGGTAGGCATTCAAGTCTATCCAAAGACCCGCCTTTTAACATACCGGAAAGTCCCACAGTGACATTAGCAGAAACAAAAATAAACATGGGGAAACTATCCATTCTGAGAAAGTGTCCAACTTGTGGTAGGATATGGGCACTCCATCGTGATAAAAATGGACTCAAAATAGACTTCTTCCCCTACCTAACGGTTGGTGAGAAAACGGAAGTCTGTCCAGATTGTTCATCCAATGAACAAACTTCGGTAGAACGGTAGTTGGCTATTGCCAACAAGTGGGTTCGACTCCCATTCTACCGTCTGTGGCATAGTGCCACTATTTAACAATCACTCAAAGAAAGGAGCCTCAAATGGCTGTTCAGAAGATCGAAGCCAACCTCACAGCAGAGCGTGTGGCTAAACTCAAGGCGGAAGATGAGAAGACTTACGCCAACCTACCGGACAAAGGCATGAGTGCCAGCATTGAGTTCGACTACGGCGATACCGTTTTGGATGCCGTAGAGAACTTCACAGAGGAAGTCGTCATGGACTGGATTGAAGGGCACAGCAAATTTACCATCCAAGAAAAGATGCGCAATATGCTGGCTCAGGGCAAAACGCCTGAGGAAATTCAGTTGGCATTTTACAACCCTGAAACAGGTGAAGTTACCTGGAAACCGCAACAGGCACCGGAACGCAAGTCAGCGGTGGATAAGGAAAAGGATCGTTTGACAAAACTCGATCCAGAAAAACGCGATAAGGAAATCGCTGCTCTTCGCGCCATGCTTGCAGGGCTTGTCGAATAACCCTTCAGCAGTTCGGGACAAGTGCAGGTGTAAAAAGCCTGCACTTTTTTAATTGTCAATATGACACAGAAAGGAACAAATGAGACGCAAAGTTTTCATAATCAACAACAGTGGTCACGACTTCAGTCAGGCTGAAAAGTACGGTGACCTCGTGTTCCTCAGTTCTGGTAAAGTCGACAGCTTTGCGTTGAACAGACATTTCCGCGAGTTTGTAGAGCTTATGAAGGGGGCGAGTGAAGGTGACTACATCCTTGTTACAAGCCTAAGTAGTCTTAATCTATTAGCAGGTTGGATTATGGGTCATCTGGGATTTAACCTAAATGTTCTCATTTTTAAGGAAAGTGGTTACATTTCAAAACGCCTCGTTCCAAACATTATCTTCGACAAACAACAAGGACAAGACAAGGAGGAAAAGGATGAGGATTAAAGAAATCCTTCCGACGTCAACTTGGTTTAATTATAAGGGGCTTAACGGTTGGACGCCAATAGGTAAACGTATCAAGTCATACAGTTGTGTAGAAAAGATGGACGGACATCCAGGCTTTTTCTTTGCACATATTGGCTTAGAGGGTGCGAAAGTTTATCCCGTTGTTATCTTTGGCTTTAGTGTTGACAGCCCCGAAGCGACGGAGGAATTGACAAAAGAGGCAGAAACACACAGTAACACCCTGACAAAAGCAAGAATAGATAAAATGATTAAGTCACTATCAGGGCTAACTAAAAACAAAAAGGAGTAATTCATGATCGAGGTTAAGCTCAAGGTCGACAAGGAGACCAAGCATACCATCCGCTATGAGGTGAAATAACTAACTTGCTGTTCTAACAGCAGGTTCCGGCGTGGCGGAAGTGGAAGACGCACTCTAAGCCGTTAGACTGATGCTTTTGTCAGTGCTAATCACGCTTCATAATGGAAGTAATGACAAGCAGAAGGCGAAGTTCATGCAGGTTCGAATCCTGCCGCCGGAACTAACTTTGAAAGGTGAAAACACAGACAACCAACTAATATAAAGGAGAAGAAGTTATGCACAGTAGCACAACAACCTGCGACCGCTGTGGGAAGGTGGTAGCAGTTAATAATGTTCCCAGTGAGAAGTACTTAATTCTCACGTCAAACATACTGATGAATAATGACCCCTTCAGGTCAAGTTCAAGCCATCATGTTTGTATTGAGTGTGGTGTCACTTTGGGCTTAATCAAACGGCATGAGTTGAATAAGGAACTATTCATACCAGACCTTCAAACCAGCCTAATAAAAGCCCTCGAGTCCTTTATCGAGGCAAAAATAGAGGAGGCAAAGGAATAATGGAACGAGATTTAACAGTCAAATGTAAGGCAGTCCTAAACGTAGGTATAGGGACTAATGGACTTTCCGTCGCCCTTGACAGGGTGGATTTACAAGACCTCCTCGACGCCATTGTAGACAGTAAAGTTATAGACCACCTCAATAGAAGTGGCTATCTTAACAAGGTCAAAGATGAGTCATTTCAGGATGGATGGAGTCTAGGCTATGAGCAAGGAATAGCTGAAAAGGAGGAAGCATGAAACTACACCTATTTTGGGACATCATTCCCCTTTTACTTTGGATAACAGTCATGGCTAAATTAGCAATCAATACCTTCAAAGGAGTCAATGATGCACCCACTCAAGAATGAGCAGAACACAGCTCTAATGATTCAGGACAGCTCAAAGTTGAAAGACTACATGACCTGTCCACGCCTTTATTTCTTCCGCTATTTACTCGGTTGGCGGGGATCAGAGCCAAATCATGATCTGATCTACGGTGAAGCATTTCACCTCGCCAAAGCCCACCTACTTGAATACGGATACACCCTCCCATCTATTGAAGAAGCTATGAAGAAATTCAATAGCTGTTACCGTCAAAGTTTTGACCCAATTACAGACATGGACAAAGCTCCGAAGAATCCTCAGAACACAGAACTTGCTTTGCTTCAATACTGCAAGCAGTACAGGTCAGACAAATTCAAAGTGCTAAAAGTCGAGATAGGGATAACAGTTCCAATCTCACAGAACAGGGTTATACATGGCAGGATGGACTCTATTTGTCAAGAGGACAACTTAACATTCTCCCTCGAAACAAAGACAACAGGGATGAAGTCTGCCTGGTGGGTTGACCATTGGCTGAATGATTTTCAAGTCGCTACCTACTCACACTTTTTACACTGCTACTTTGAAGGTGATGTCAGCATCACTATAGATGGAACTATTCTTCGCAAAGGAGAGAATGAGCATATTAGAGTTCCAATAAAGCTGTCACCTACCTATCTCCAAAGCTGGCTCATTATGACGAATCAACTCTACGACGCCCTTGAGCGGGACTTTGAGATACTATCCTCAGATAAAGAAGAAAATCAGGTAATGGTGAGCTTCCCCCGACGCCCGACAGGGTGTGTCAGGTATAATAAGCTATGCCCATACTTTTTCTTCTGCCATGCGTGGAATAATCCACTCAACAGAGTTGACCAACTTCCAGCGGGGATGTCTGTTGAATTTTGGAATCCTCACAGGGAGCATGTAAGAGAAGTAATAGGAGGAGATAAATAATGGAACTACTCAGCATGAAGTCGATAGGAACTCTCTACCAAGCCACCCTCATGGTGAAAGGGAGTAAGGGGAGTCAGATGAAAGTTTTCATCGGTGATAGACAGGGTTGGAGGGAAAAGTCAACTGACGAAAGACCGACAAAGGAAGAGTTGTCAGCCCTCAATAATGGGTTACCAGACTACCAGAGAAGGAGCAAGCCATAATGCTACAAGTAGACATAGACAAAATTCAAGACCTACAAACCTTTTATGAGAATATGAAAGGGGTAGATACTAACTTTTCCTGCCTCATAATGGGACTATTTGGAGTTGGAAAGACAACGTTCTGTTGTACCGGTCGCCTCCCAGTCCTCATCGACAGCTTTGACCCGCGTGGGACTGTCGTAATAGAAAGTGACCCAAAGCTCAGAGAGTTAAGGGAGAAGGGAGGAATTATCATCCGCCCCTTTTGGTCTGAGCAATCAGCTAAACCTGTTGAGTACGACCGGTGGGAGAAAGCCTGGCAGGAAGATATAAAGAGTGGCTTCCTGAAAAACTTCGGTACATATGCCATTGACTCCGGTACACTCCACCTTCAAGCGTTAGTAAATCAGTACGCCAAAAGGAGAGGGAGGATTGATGGACAGCTCCAAATACAGGACTATCCAGTCATCTATAACATCCTCCTCGACGTAATCCAACTCAGTTCCTCTCAGGGATGTGACTTCATTTACACCGGACACCTCGTCGATGAAGTGGATGAAGTGACTAAAGGGATCAGATCGGAACGCGATACCTTCTCCAAGCTAAAAAGCAGAATCCCGATCATGTTCACAGAGAAGTACGTCCTGAGAAAAAAGCAAACCTCAAAGGGTGTAGCTCGTGAACTGTTAACGGTGGACGAGGGTCGCTTCCGTGCATCGACTCAACTCGGAGCACAGGGTAAATTATTACCGATAGAAGTACCGAATCTGAAAGAGATATTGAAAAAGGTAGGCTTTCCCATAGAGGATAAGCCATTCTTTCCAATGATAAGTAAAACCAAGACACAAGGAGAACAGCCCCCGCAGAAGTAAAAGTTAAAAGCCAGATCGTTCATCAAATGAACAAACTAAACCATTAAACAAAAGGAGTTTTTATGTCAAGTTTATTAGACCTGCACCTTGATGCAGTCCCCGATCTTTCAATCGTACCTGGTGGTGAAGAGTATCAGTTGAGGATTACGGCGGCGAAGATAAAGCCGTCAAAGAGTTCATCTCGCGACGTCCTTGAAGTCATCGCTGAGATCAATGGTCAAACAAATGCAAAGAACATCTTCATCAACCACGCTTTCCCTCTTCCAGAAGATGATGAGCGGAAGCGTAACAACCTTCTCCGTAACATTAAAGACCTTTGCAGTTGCTTTGGTCTTGACCCCGCCAATCCAGGTAACCCCGAAGAGTGGGCTGGTCTTGAAGGTTGGGCAGTTCTGAAAGTCGGAACTCGCGAATCCGGCGAGGAAGTCAATGAAGTAGCACGCTACATCAGTAAGCGTTAACCTAACAAGGGGGCGGTGTAATAGCCGCCTCTTTTTATTTTACAGCTCTACAAGGATAAAAAGGAGGGCGATAAGATGCCTCGTTCATCATTAATAGTTAAGTGTTCCATATGTGGTAATAGTTTCAAGTCTGATCCTCAGGACACTTTCAATATTAAACAGCTCCTCGACGACATTCAGAGAAAGCATAAAAGGAAAAGCCCTGACTGTGAAGAAAAGGCTTTCCTCGACCACCTCACAATAATTGGAGCAGTCAAAAGTGAGTGATAAATACTGCCTACAATGCAACAGGGAGTTGCACAACAAGAATAGTAGCGACTTAGCTAACATAGCTCCTGAGGACGCTAACATCTATATGCCCTGCGCCGGATGTGGTTGGACTTACATCAACCGCAAAGGCGAGTGTGTAGATACAAGACACCAACATGGTGACAAGTACAAGGACACAATAGTGAACAAGAACTATGATGAGTTCCTATTAAAACACAAGGACATAGAGGAAGCGTATCAGAGGAAGTTAACAAAGCTTTTTAACTTTTCAGTTTTTCTTTTTACCTCTGCCATAGTAGCCGCACTCCTCTATCTGTTCTTTAGTTAAACAACTAATACAGAAAGGAGTCGCGGTGAACCCTTATTATAGACCCCGCCTCTCAATCGACATTTCAGAAGACGCCATGATGAGACTCAATAAGTTGCTCGGAAGTTGGCGTATTAAGAATGCTCTCTACGCTTCTATAACAGACGACCTAATTAACCTCCTTGAAAAAATAGACCCTCACCAGAGGATTCTCCTCATTAGTGCCATAGTAGAGCACAAGATAGAACTCCTCGAATGGTGTAAAACAGCGCAGGCTGTAGGAGATAAGAATGCAACTCCAAGACCTTAAACCTTCAATCAGCTCTTTAGACAGACAAAGTGCACTCAATACCATTCTTGAAATGCGGAGAAGGCGGGCTATACCTAAAGTTGTGAAACAGCAAAAGGTTGTATCAGCTTCAGGCGACGTCGTTATTAAGCAGAGCAAGAAGAAGGAAGCCGCTTTGAAAGTTAAGAAAGAGGTATTGAAAGACCCTGAAAAGATTAAACAACTACTATTAGCATTAGGAGAAAAGCTATGATGCACGCTGATTTTGATGACGAACTGTCTCCAGAGAATGAAGTAATCTTCGATGAAGTTGAGCCATTAGAGGCTGAAGGGGCTGAACAAGAGCAGGATGATAAAGTAGAACTGCCACCGGTAAGCATCCGTAACCTGTCAGAACTCAAAGCTGAGCTTAAAGAAATTCCAATACACAGAATAAACAGAACAGGCAGACGCCGTGAGGACTATGGAGATATGGCATCCCTTAAGACATCTATTATAAAGAATGGCTTAATTATGCCAATAGCAGTTATGGAATATACAGACGCCGCCAAAGATGTAACAGGGTTTGACTACTACCTCCTTGCAGGTGGAAGGAGAACGATGGCAATGGAGCAGCTTGAAAAAGAAACAATCCTTGCTCGCGTCTACCCCGCTTCCTCAAAGCTCAATGGATATGAGTCAAGCTTAATTGAGTTCGAAGAGAACTATCGTCGGAAGGACATCACCGAAGCGGAAAGAATAAAAAGCCTTGCCGCTATCCACAACCTATACGAGTCATTGTATGGAAAGAAGTCGTCTCCTGGTCCAGGTGCTAAAGGACACTCTTTAAGGGACACAGCTAAGATGTTGGACATTTCAGTTGGGAAGGCTTCAGAGGACGTCGAACTTGCAAAGTGGATGGATGCCGTCCCTGAACTGAAACACCTGGCAACTCGTTCAGATATTAAGAAGGCTATAGCAGAGGCGAAAAAGAAAGTCCAAGTAGCCCAACAGGTGAAAGAAGTCAAGGATGAAATAGCAGCTTCAAAAGGTTCTGAATTAGAGGTGTTTGAGAAAAGTTACATCGTTGGCGATTTCTTCGAACTGGTTAAGAAAGTTCCCGATGAAACCATTGACTTCATTGACTGCGACATTGACTATCCGATAGAAGAGGAAACACCAAACAACTCCATCACCAAAGATAGAGAGGTAGAGTTTGGGAACTACTTCCGAGTCAACCGTGAGGCATATCCGAAGTTGATGCAGACGACATTGAAAGAGTGCTTCAGAGTAATGAAGCCAAATAGTTGGATAGTTGTCTGGTTTGGACAAGAGTACTTTAAAGAGATTCAGTTATGGGGTCAAGAAGCTGGATTTAAAACAACCTTTCATACGGGAAAGTGGGTTAAAGGATCAGCTCACGCTTTCACATCAGCTCCCTCATACAACCTCAGACATAGCATGGAACCTTTCTTTTATTTCAGAAAGGGCAATGCTGTGATAAAGAATGTGCATACCGACAGCTTTGACTTTCCACCCTACCCAATAGGACAAAGAGTCCACCCACATGAGAAACCCCTGGAGCTGATGGAGGAGTTGATAAAGACCTTTACCTTACCAGGAAGTTCCATCCTCGTTCCATTCTGTGGTTCTGGTAAAACATTGATAGCAGGATTCAACTTCCAATGCAGAGCTATTGGCTTTGACCTTTCAGCCGACTACAAAGCGAAGTATGTAGCATCACTTAAAAAACACCTTAAGTAAGGAGACCAACGTGAAGTTAAAGATAAAGATAGAAAAAGTAAAAATAAAGGGGTTCTGGTATGAGAACAGTTCCACCAATCGGGAGTCTTAACTCAAAAATTGCTATAGTTGGAGAAGCTCCGGCGAATGAAGAAATTTATCAGGGCATCCCATTCGTTGGGAGAGCTGGACAGCAACTTAACTCCCTGTTAATACAAGCCATAATAAACAGACAAGAGTTGTACATCACCAACTTGTTTAAGTTCGAAGTCTCTAAACCAGTAAAGGGAAAAGAGATAATAGCTTATGGACAGATATATCTCTTTGAAGGTAATAAGTTCACCCCTGAGGGGTTGGACTTTGCCAATGAACTCCTTGCTGAATTGAAAAAGGGTACATTCAACGTAATAGTTCCACTTGGTACAGCCGCTACCTGTGCAGTTCTCGGTGGTATGAGAGCAGGAATTACCAAGCTAAGAGGCTCCATACTATGGTCAACCTCATTGAATAAGAAAGTCATTCCAACCATACATCCTGCAGCTATCCTTAGAGAGTATATGTACAAACATAGTATAATAATAGACCTGCAGAAGGTAAGAGAAGAAGCGGAATTTCCAGAACTCAGATTGCCTCAAAGGAACTATTTACTTGAACCGAGTTTCCTCGAAGTAGTTAACTACCTAAAGTTTATAAAAGAAAGTAAGCTGAGGAGAGTTTCATTTGACATTGAGCTTGTCTCCTACGAGGTAAGCTGTATCTCATTTGCACATGAACCAAACACGTCGATGAGTATCCCATTCATCAAGGATGGACGTCCATACTTCGACCCTGACCAAGAGACTGAAGTTTGGCTTCTCATCGCTTCCATCCTTGAAGATCAAAGGATTGTTAAGTATGGACAGAACCTTGCCTTTGATTCATCCGTCCTCTACGACAAGCTTGGAATAGTCGTGAAGAACATAGCAGATACTATGATAGGACAGAAGCTTACCTATCCTGGTCTCCCTGCAGGACTTGACTATATAACCTCCGTCAGAACACGAGAGCCCTACTACAAGGATGAAGGGAAAAGTTACATGAAAATAGGAGGCATTGAACGGGACTTTTGGCTTTACAATGCGAAGGACTCAGCAGTAGTAGCAGAGGCTGCACCTCTCATCCTCAAAGATGTTCGTCAACTTGGCAACAGTGAAACGATGCGGATGCACGAAAGGTTAATTGAGCCCTGTATCTTAATGGGAAATAGGGGAATCAAAGTTGACATTGAAGGGTTAAAGAAGGCGAAAGTAGAAGCCGAAGAGAAAAGGGAATTGTTTAAGGAAGAGCTCAATAAGCTTGTTGGCTTTCCCATTAATCCAAACTCAACCGATCAAGTAGCTGAATACTTTTATGTTAAGAAGAAGGTCACGCCGTATAAGAACAGGAAAACAGGTGCTATTACCACAGATGAAGGGGCACTTAAAAGGATAGCCAGAAAAGGTTTTGATGAAGCTAGACTTATCCTTGCCATAAGACATCAAACAAAACTCATTTCTACCTACTTCGACATCGCCTACAAAGACGGGAGGTTTTGTTGTTTCTACAGTCCCATTACTGAAATGGGCAGGCTGTCAAGTTCAAAAGACCTATTCGGTTTTGGCACTAATAGTCAGAATCAGCCAAAAGAACTAAACAAGTTCTTCATTCGCGACGAAGGTTACCTGATTTACTCTGTCGACCTTGCCCAAGCTGACAATCGTTCAGTGGCTTATATAGCACCAGAGAATACCATGATCTATACCTTTGAACAGGGCTTAGACCCTCATGCTAAAACAGCAAGCCTCATTTATGGAATCCCTATGGATGAGATAATAGCTATGGATGCGGAGCAGGTCAAAGCACCAACAGGCTATGGAGATCAAACGCACAGGTATTGGGGTAAGAAGTGCAACCATGCCCTCAACTACGGTATGGGCAATAAGCTATTTAGCTTCATGCTTGAAATATCGGAGTCGGAGGGGCAAATACTTTGGGACTCTTACCATCGTAGTTATCCTGGAATACAGCAAAGCTTCCATACATGGGTTAAAGCAAAACTGTATAAAAGTCGTCGACTGACCAACTTCTTCGGGCGCTCTTATTTCTTCCTTGATAGGTGGGATGATCAACTATTCAACACTGCCTATGCCTTCATCCCTCAATCACATACAAGTGATATTATAAATCGCTGGGGTATCATCCCGTTTTACTACGACCCAATGTATAGCAAGGGCATCTTGTTGAGACAAGTCCATGATAGCATTGACTTTGAAGTTCCTATATCTGCTGGTTTAGCAGAGCACGTTAAGATAGTAAAGTCGTTAAATAATATGCTGACACAAAAACTTTTCTGGCATCCTTATGAGTTTAGCATTCCTGCTGAGTTCAAGGTAAGTGACAAAAACCTTAAGGATATGAAGAAGTTGTCTTTTAACAAAGACCTGTCAGAACAACTAAGTGAGTACTTCAAGAAGGAGGCGTTATGACGGATAAAAGTCCATTAAACTTTTCACCAGAAGAGAGGAGAGAGTGGCTTTTGACTAACCATATCTGGTTAAACCAATGGCTGACAAATGTGGTAACTCAGAATAGTATGCATGTAGAGGGCAATAGGTTTATGACCTTTGTCTCTCCAATAGAGTCAGACATTTCAAAAGCCATGTCAGCTATTAAATATGCTGTTCTTTATCAGGCTGTCTTCGGTGGGATATCGGAAGTGAAAGAGTCAAAGCAAGAGGAAATGAACGGCTATCTCAAACAAATGGGACACCTTCCGACATCAGAGACGCAGATATGTTTCCTTGCAAGGCAGTGGTTTGAAATATCAGACATGCCCAAATCAAAAATCATAGGCTCAGAGAAGATACAAGTCCTTGTAACAACTTGTTCTCTTATGATAGTTTCGTAGGGGGTACTTTTGAAGCAACCAAGAAAACTTCCTAATTGGTATAATGGCTGGCTTGACTACATGGAAGATTCTGAATCTCCTATACTTTACCATAAATGGGTTGCAGTTAACTTAATAGCATCTGCTTTAGGCAGACGGGTGTATATCTCTTGGGAAAAGCAAGTTTACCCAAACTTTTTCATCCTCCTTGTTGGACCAGCAGGCTGTAGAAAAGGCACTGCTATGAGTCCTGGAAAGGAAATGCTTCGTGAGATTGGGATTAAAATAATCCCTGACTCCATCACAACACAGAGGATGATAGAGAAGATGCAGGAGATGCAAGACCCTTATACAACACCAGATGGGCAGATGCACATAGCTGCTGAGGCTAACATCTACTCGGAAGAATTCACAGTCTTCATCGGATACAATGATAAGGAGAAGATGCAGCTCCTCGCCAACTGGTATGACTGCCTTGACCATTGGGAGTATGAGACCAAACATCAGGGTAAGAATTACATAGATGGCGTCTGGTTAAATCTCATAGGCGCTACAACTCCTATCCTCCTCCAAGATAGTTTACCAAGAGAGTCGTTTGGTGGAGGACTCAACTCACGTATCATCTACGTTGTAGCTGAGAAGAAGGAGAAGATTGTCATCTTCCCATTCCTGAATAGAGAAAAGAGGCAACCGCTCAGGGATAAACTTATAGCTGATCTCCAATCAATGAGGATGTTATATGGAGAGTTTGAAACTTCCGAGTCCTTCCGCAGGCGATGGGAGCAGTGGTATCCAACACAGCAGGAAATACCTATGCAGAACGACTTTAAAATGGCTGGCTACATCGAAAGAAGGGCAACACACATTTTGAAACTCTGCATGGTAATGAATGCAGCTCGTAATGGTGGGATGATTATTACTGAGGAAGACTTTAACCAATCACTCCTCCTGTTAGAAGAGACAGAGGTTAAGATGCCAAAGGCATTTGCTGGTGTGGGTAGGAGTAAGACAGCCGCTGTTATGCAACGAGTACTTGAAGTGACTAAGATGAGAGGTGAAATACCATTCTCTGAACTTGTTAATCAATTCTGGAATGATGCAGATAGTAACACCATGTGCACAATTATAGCGACATTAGAAAGGGGAAAGTTGATAGAAATAGATAGATCACAAATCGACGGCTTTAGAGATTTTATAGTTAAATTTAAAGAGGAAAGGAATTTAGATGAGTGACTTTATGACAATAAGAGAGTACCAAGTGGCAGCTCGTAGGACAGCAATCTATCCAAAACAAGCAACTGTTGTGTATCCATTACTTGGCTTGGCGGGTGAGGTTGGTGAGCTATGTAATAAGTTAAAGAAGGTATTCAGGGATCAGGAACAGACTGAGCTGTCAGTACATACAGTACCTCAAAAGGTGATGGAGGAGGTGAAGAAAGAAATAGGCGATGTCATGTGGTATGTCGCCGCTTTCTGCAGTGATCTTCAAATTGACCTTGAAGCTATCTGTTTGGCTAACATTGAAAAGCTTAAGGACAGAATGGATAGGGGAGTTATTAAAGGAGAAGGAGATAACAGATGATTAAGGAGATGTTCATAGACGTTGAGACAACCGGAACTAATCCTTACAAAAATGGACTGTTCCAACTCTCAGGAATGCTGGAAGTTGGTGGCGAGGTAGTTGACCGTTTTAATTATAAGATGACCGTCTTTGAAAAAGACGTCATTGAAAGTGAGGCACTTAAAGTAACAGGTGTGTCAGTGCAGGAGATTAAAAACTTTAAGAATCACAATGAGGTATTTAGTGAGTTCATCTCTCTACTCGATAGGACTGTTGATAAGTTCAAGAAAGAGGATAAGATCTTCTTCATCGGGTTCAATGCCAACTTCGATGATGGCTTCCTTAGAGCATGGTTCGCCAAGCATAACCACAAATATTATGGCTCGTACTTCTTCTGGCCTCCTATCGACGTTGCAGTTTTAGCCACGATGTATCTCAAACAGGAACGGGCTAAGATGCCAGACTTTAAGCTTGTCACTGTGGCGAAACAACTCGGCATTGATGTCGATGCCTCAAAGACACATGATGCGAGTTATGACATTGAATTAACTCGTGGGATATATCAGAAGGTTTGGAGGTAAGAAGGGTCTTTGATATGGGTATGCCTATCTGTAAAATAAAAGGTTGCCTCATGCAAGAGACCCGTTCTATTGTTGAAGCCTATAATAAAGCAAAATAAAAAGGGGACATATAGTCCCCTCTTTTACATTAACTTCTTTAACACCTCCCAAAGCTCTGGCGCGAACTTATAAGTCAACAACGTCAGAATAACAATGCCTGCCGCCTTGAGAGCGTAAATAATCCACTTTTGATACATCTCATACAGCACAAATCGAACTGCGAGTGACTTCCTCCCTCCATTCTTCCTAAACAATAGATCATCAACCCTCCCCATAACTTCACTTATTCCATGTACATTCTTCGCTAATGATTCATGCTGCTCAGTTAAAGCAGTGATGGAAGCTTTAAGCTCCCCCATACCAATAGTCATGTCAATTAGCTGAGGTGCAAATGGGCAAGCGGCTTTGGTTTGTTCCAGAGTCATTGACTCAGAAGTTCCTGTACCCATAGGTTACTTCCCGTTCACCTTGACAGCCCGCATTTGCAGAGTAACACCGGCAAGTGTACAGCCAATACCAATCAGTGTAGCGAATATCTCCGGCGTTATTACCTTAAGAACAAGGAGAATAGCAGGGATAACAGAGAAAACTGCCAAGACATAAGTCTTCCATCCCTTATCAGAGATGTATGCCGCCAAACTTGCTATCGACCCGAAGCCGAAAAGTGAAGCAACAGACCAGGCAATATTGGGATCAAACCACCCAAACGTCCCTGCAATGATTGCCAATAAAGCGACCACCATACCAAAGTAGGTAGTCCACTTACTTTTAAAAAGATCAAACAGAGTCATATAGACCTCCCTTTTTTGTTAAACAAGTCTGAACCATTCAGACCTTTTATGAATTATTTGAGTACTCATAAAACCTCCAGTTCGTTCACATTATGAACAATCTAACCTATTTAGTTTCCAGCATAAAACGATCAAAAGCTTCAGCCCGATCAAACAGCCTCGCTCTCAAAGTCTCTCTCTGTTGAGGTGACATCTGTTTATAGATGATAGACTTTGGAAGTTGTGATGGATCTATCCTATATAGAAAAGCATCTTGAATTAAATCAGGGTCTAACTCTTTCCCCTCTATCAACCTTTTAGACATTTTATTAAACCACTTCTGTCTATTTTCCTGCATGATTTTAGCATCTTCAATCCAACCCCGCTTCAACACTTGATATTGAGTTTTCTCAACAGGAGCTATTCCAAGCGTCAAGAGTATTCTATCCTGAATACCTCCAATCTTATACGCCTTATTCCCATTAGAATCCCTCACCCAAACATCAGGCTTTTGCAACTTAGTCAGCATGTCATTTTGTTCCCAACTCAACGTTGAACTATAGAGGTCTTTCCAATAGTACATCAAAGGTGATAGAGAAGTCATCCAATCAATCCCTTGATCTGTTACATAGGCTGGAGTAGGTGCACCGGAGATTGCCGAATCAACTGTTTGAAGTCCTGGTAAGATAACATCCTTAGTCAGCCTATACACATCACCAAGAAATGGGCCCGCCCAATCTTCCGGCTTTGATGGAAACTGAAGAGAAGCAGGAGCTGATACATCCGCACCAATCAGCCCACCAATACCACGAGTGAAGAAGTCAGCCATAGTTCCATGCTTTTTAACAAGCCACTCCTCAGCATCGTCGAGCAAACCTGCCGCACCAAGAATTGGAATAGTTTTCAGCATGTAAATAAATCCTCTTGGTCCTGCCATCATGAGTTGTATCCCAACCATCCTCATCATTTGCTTCCTGTTAAGTGTCGAGAGGAATTGCATCTGATTAATAAAGTAGGATTTAAACTGTCCAATCAGTCGACCACCAGGACTCCTGAATATTTCAGGGATAGCCGCCATGTTATAAGCAGTCTGCTGAAACCTCAGATTGAGGATAGCAGCCTCTGTCGCTTGTTGGTCATTCAGTCCGAGCTCTTCAACTTGGTATATATAATTAGCAGTGAAGGAGTGAGGTCTGATGAACTTTTCAGGTAGTTGAAATAAGCCAAGTGGCTTATACCATTTAACCCTCGTATCCAATTCTCCAGCTTCATTAACAGCCAGGTCTATAGCGAGTAATCCCTTCTCCTCAATCTCCTGCAACTTCTTTTTCATATCTATCATTTGCCCATCAGGGTTTTTGTAGACACCTGCTTTATTCACAGCAAAGGCTTTAGCAAAAATCCTATTCCCCGTATAGGCAAGGGTATTACCAAAGCCGCCAGCAAAGTTGAATAGGGCTGCTGTTGGTCTATAACCGAGCTTCAATTTAGCCCAAGTCGCTCTCGCTTTACCAAGCCCTTTTGAATAAAGTCCAGTCCTCCAACCAAACGTGGTAGCTATATTGTCAAACAACTTATCACCAAGAGAGTAGTTAGCACCAACAATAGCGTTTATTTGAGCTTGGATTATGCTTTTAACATCAGCTGTAAACTCTTTAGGATTATCCTTTTTCAACTGCTTATACTCATCAATGACAGGTTGGATAAGAATCCTCTTCTCCATAGAATAGATGTATTTTGGCAAGGCGTCAAATATATCCTCTTCACCATGCAGAGCACCCTTCCTTTTAGCAGTAGGTTTTATATGGCTGACAGAAGCTTCGATGGTAAACTTTTCAAGAGGCAAGCCTTCCTCTGCCGCCTCTTTCCTTATCTCATATGCCTTCCTCTTGGCGTCCTTAAGGGTTTCAGCGAAGCCAACTATTTTCCCATTACCGTCGAGAATACGATAGGAACCAAGTTCTATATTCGTCATGTAGTCCCTAAGTCCCCATTTATCTACCGCAATAATTTTAGCACCAACGCTGTCCTTGTTCAGTAAGAGGCGTCGAGTTTCTCTGGCTATAACACTGACACGTTTCTTCCTTATCTTTTTCTCGGCGAGGGTGTCGTATGTACCAGCACCATATTTCCTATCAAGCTCCTCCTTCACCATCTGCTCAATCGGGAGCTTTTGAGCAATAAGACCTTGTGCCTTCTCAATGAGGTCAATGAGTTTCCCTTCGGCTTTAGTAGTCTCATAAGCCTCAAGATAGGAAGTGATAATAGATTGTTCATTGGGAGAGAGTGGAGTTAGCAGTTCAGCTTTCAAATAGTTTTTGTACTTATACTTTATATGTTCGAAGATTTCGATCAACCCACCCCTTTTATCAATGCCGTCAAGAACACGAATTAATCGAGGCTGTTTAGCAATGATAGCATCCATTTGATCCCTGATCCCTTGATACTGATACACCCTTGTATTCGGGTCTTTGAGCTTATACGCCAATTCAATAAGGGGTCTGACAAGTTTCCTATCTTCCTTCGACAGCTTTTCGGATAACTTCTTATACCACATTTCATAGTCACGCATGGTCTTGTTGAGCTGCAACTGTGCATTGATTAACTTCGAGGAAATGGAAAGGGGCAATCGCATATTCCTCAACAGGAATTCAGGGAAGAGGAACTTTTTGGTAAACGCTAATATTGAGGCAGTCTTTTTATATTCAATCTCAACATCATCCGATTTAGTATTCTCCGGAACTCTTTCACTCAACACCTCTTCAGCTGCTTGTTGAACCTCAGTCACAGCTCCATCTTCAAAGTTCATAGGAGCTTCACCTTTACCCATGAAGTAGTTAATCCATTCCGACTCATCAATTTGAGTTTTAGCCCATGCAAGGGCGTCCTCAAGTCTCATACCATAAACAGCTTTGAAGACCATTTCCTGATCGAATGCTGTCTGATCATGTTCAACAAAGCCCTCTTCTGGCGAGTAAGTCATATGCTTCTTCAGCTTTGCTGACAATGCTTCTAACATGAGTTGTTTCTTAACACCTTGTTTAACCAGTCGATTAAGCAATTCTTCAGAGGTTATTATCTCCTTTGTTTCCTGTTCAGTTGGAGCACCCTTAGAGGTGATTTCCATTTGAGTTGGGTCAAATATAACATAGTTATATCCACCTTCGTCTTTATGTTGTAGTGTGCCAGATTCATATTTAACTCCATCAAATCCGGCGTCTAAAAGGACTTTTGACGTTAAAGACTTAGAGCCATTAAATAAGTTTGTCCTCAATAAATGATGTAATTTTCCACCTGTTATTTGCTCGCCAGAGTTTTTAGAGAGGGCAAGTTCTGATCTAAGGCTTTCAAGTTTAGGCGACTTTTCAATTGGTTTATTATTAGCTAGTTTTTCAGCCAAACTACCAGCAACAATATTTCTAATAGCTAACCTGAGCCTTGAAGTTTTTAATTGTGCTTTGCCTTCAGCAGGAACTCTACCTTCCCAATTAATGTCAAAGGAACGAAGGAGTTTCTCTAACTTATGATATTCAAAACGAATTTTTTGGTATTCTTCATATACCTCACGAAGTCCAGGTTCTTTAGATAAGGTTTTGTTTTGAACCACTTCATACAGCTCTTCAGCCCGATTACCAGATTCAGAAGCTAATTGAACCAGTGAATCAAAAATATACTTTTGTATGGCATTAACTATATCAACTTCATTCTTAGTACTAAAAGAAGTACCTGATAAGAAAACAGCATCCACAATACCAGGAGGAATTCCAAGAGGCTCTAACACTTCATTAAATAACTTAGCTTCATCAACTGCCTGTTTAACTGATAACATCTTCTCATACTTTGAAAACTCTTCTTCTACTCGAGAGATTACCTTTTCAGCTTCCTCAGGAGAATACTTAGAGTGCCAAAGTAGCCAATCAAACTTACCCTTTTTCGGTTTAACCTTAACAGTGTAAAGGACAGGAGTAGGAGGAGACATCTCTATTTTTGGCAAAACTTCGCTTTTAATAAAATTCTTAAGTTCAGTATGCAGATTAGCCAAATTAACAGGATCAGTAAGTAAAACATTCTGCCTCTCTAAAAGAGCTATGTATTCTGGATCTGCTGGATTAGGAAGAGCAGTTGCTTTCTTTATATCAATATCAACGCCTGTTTTTACTGTATAAATAATATTGTAAGCTAATTCAGAAACGCCCCTTTCAACTATTTTATCATCTGAAGAACCTAACCAATCTACAAGTTTTGAAAGTCCTTCTTCCGACATTAAATCAAGCATATGAGGAGCGCCACTCTCATCTTGAGATGAAAAACCAGAAACTAATCCTTTACTCTTTAATAGTTCTGATAACTTACCTATATTGTCAACATTATCTTGCAAACCATAAGTAAGCTTTGCCCTTTTAGCTCCCTCAGCTTCGGCATAACCAGTTCCAATAGTTTTAAGATCTGCTAAATAAAAGCCTTCACCAAAGGTATTAGCACCTTGACCAGAATATAAAAAGGCAGGATCAAAGGCTTCAAATTCTTCACCTGCACCATGCCAAAGCTCAATACCTTCTTCTTGTAACTGAGTAAACGTAGCTTTAGTCTTTGCAATATGATTAGCTAAATCCTCAATTTGACTTTTTAAACTTGGCACATCGAAGTCATTTACAGAGACGCCAAACTTAGCCGCTTCTTCTGCACTACCAAGTTCAGGAATTACAAGAGGCTGTCTTGGCTGTGGAGGTGGGGCTTCAACAGGCTGCTTAACCTCAGGCTTTTCAGTTGCCTCCGGTTCTGCAGCAACTGCCTTCTTTTTAAACGCATCTATCTTCCCATCAACATAGACACGTCCAGCAGTGCCAAGAGTACCAAGAACAAGACCACCATAGAAGATTTCAAATAGCCTGTTACCTATATCTTTTGGCACCTCTTCCTGATAACCCGCTTCTGCTATTATTTGATTGACTTCTTGAAGCGTCTCAGTTCCACCTTCACCAAGAGCTCCCATAAGGACTTGAAGCAATTTGGAATTAACACCTGGTACTTTCAACTTACCAAGTATTATATCAACACCTGTTTTCTCAAGAGCAGCGTTAAAGCTCCCAACAACTAAAGGGGCAAACATCTTCGTATAGGGGTCAACAGGTTTACCTGTCCCCTCCTCATACTCTTGAATAGTTCTCATGGTGCTTCCACCTTCAACACCGAACATGAGAGCAGTACCAGCTGTAGGATTGGCTAAGGTTGTCCCTAAGAAAGCTGCCATAAGTGGACCTTGCTGTAAGACTGTCTGTGGGATTTTAGGGTATATATAATCGAAGAAGCTATCAGGTGCAGGACGAGCTTGTAAAATTGGAGCTGTCTCAGCATGAGCTTTTTCAGCCTTCCCATGAAGCCAATTAGCTATACCTTCAACCAACTCCCCTTTAGGTAAACCAGTAGCTTTACCCACCTCTTCTCCATAAGCGACAAAGAGGTTGAGAGCATCACTTAAACCACCAACAAGATTAGCATAACCTTCAGTAAGGTCAACTAAAAAGGAGTCCTCAGTCGGAGACTCAGTTGAACCAACCGGAGTATTTAAGGAAGGATTTAGAGGAAACTGAGGACTCCCAAAGCGTTTAGTGAACTCTTCTTCTGAGATAACTTCACTCGTCTGTTGGGCAGGTGGTTTTACAATCTGCTTTTCCTGTTTAGTCGTATCCTGCACCTGAGGCTTGAAAGTTTCAAGGTTGCCGAATCTTCTATTAAATTCATCTAAATCGATGATTTCACTTTTGAACGGGGAGAGGGACTCTTCTACCGGCATTTGATTTTATCTCCACTTTTCCATTTGGAAGTCTTTTATAAATGAAAAGTTCCTTAGTTTTAGGATCTCTCATTAATCCAGTGTTAGTCACTTGAGCTTGAAAGGTCTTTGTTGGGTCAACACCTATTTGATAATTCTGAGTGTACTCAGTTAGATATTCAGCAAACGTTGCAAGTTGACCCTCAGTTAAATTCTTTGTAACCTCTTGAAGGTTGAGACTACCATCAGCGTTCTTAAATGCTGAAGTAAAGTCAGTCAAAGCTGCTACATCCTCACCTTGAGTTCTAACTACTTCTGCCCGCTTATTTGATTCGGCGAGGGGTAGAAATACTGAAGAGGCAAAGTCGATAAAGGTTTTATAGTCAGCACTGTTAAGGTTGCCACCACTTCCACCACCTGAAAGATTTACTGGGTCAAATGCTTGAATGAGCTGACCTGTTTTGGTGTTTAAAGCAGCTCCATTTCCAAGTCCAAGCCAATTAGAAGCATTCAATTCGCCAAGCTTTAATCTCGTTGCCTCTCAATATTAGCCTGCTTAATCGTATCTTCCCTCGTCAACTCACCAGCAGTTCTCGCTTTAGATTCAGCAGAAGTAGAATAAGCCAGCTCTGTCAAGCCTCTGAGATATTCCTCATTAACACCCTGTCTCCTCTCTTCAAGAATAGACGACATCGCCTGTTGTTTCATTTCTGGTGACAAGATATCAAACGAATAACCTGACAACTGTTCAGGAGTATAGCCCTGTCTCAACAATGCTGAATATTGAGAAGCTGCCCGATTCAAAGCTAATTGACTTCCAATCTGACCAAACTGAGGGGCGTTTGGAAGTAGGGCAGATCCAAGCTGCCCAAGAACAAATGGAAGAGCCTCTGATGAAGCAAACCCTTTTAGTTTATCAAGGAAGTTACCACTTTGCCCCACTTCAGGAACTGGCGCTGTTTTGAGTTCACCAGGTGCTTGTCTTTGGTTTGCTGCCAGTAGAGGAGCAAGGTCTTGAATACCAGCCCCTTTAATGGTCATACCATCTGGGAGTGTCAATTCTGTTATACCAGAGTAGATATTTCTAACATCACCTATTAGCTCATTCACCTTATCCTCAGGGATAATAGTCTTCTTTGAAGAGGTAGGTGGTAAGACCTGCATCTTATTAACTGGCGGTGCTTGCAACATGGAGGCTCCAGGTATAAGTTCAATTTCCTTAGTCTCTTGAACTTCTGGTTGTTTAACCTCAGCCTCAGGCTGTGACAACCTTCTAAACCCACCTTGCTGCTCCGGAGCAAGAGGAGTAGTCATCCAAGATGGAAGTTGTTGATTAATATTAGTATCAGCCCCACTTGCAGGGTATAGCCAATCACGGACTAACGCATCAGCATCAAAGGCTAAAGAATCTTTAGGTTCAGGCATATTAAATCTCCTTATTGATTAAGTGCCCAGCCAAGAGCAGCTCCAACAACTGCTCCAATAGCAGTTCCCCACCCAGCATTAATCTGCGTACCGATAGCAGCTCCTGAAGCAGCACCACCAAGTGCAGATTGACCGTCTGATATTTTGGGTGATTTCCTTCCTGCAGTGCTTCCAGTACCAGAACTTAATAAATTCCCTGCATACATGAAAACTTCAAAGTCCCAAAGAGCCTCTTCTGCACTAATGTCTATGTTTTTATTAGCTTCTTCAGTCTGAGCAATTATTGATAGCCGTTCAACTTCTGCTTTAACTTGAGTCAGCCTAATTTGTAAATCCTGCCTAAGTTGTTCAAGACGAGTCATAAATTCAGTACTTTGAATTAAGAAGGCGTCCTTATTCTGTACTCTTAACACATTGGCTCTGAGATATGAATCAATACCAGACACCACAATTTTACCATAAAGGTCAGCCTTCAATGTCTTCTCAAACTCGTCAACACTTTTAGCAAACTCATCTTGAAGAAGGCTAAGACCTATTACAAATGATGAAGTATGCACTGCATTAACATCAGCCATTCCAGCTGTCCAGGTACTAACATCACGGAGGAAACGCGTCCGTTTATTATTCTCAAAAGCTGTCACAAGATTGGTCAACGAAGAGCTACCCATAGCACTTTCAACAGCTGAGAGTAAACCAGTAATGGCGGTATTCAAACCTGTTAAAAATGTGATAGAATCGAACTTTGAATACTTATTATAAGCAGCATCTATAAATGTGCCATAAATAGTATCAGGGTCAAGGGCATCAATGATAGCCTTCGAGGCATCAAATTGAGAACCAAGTTCTGTTAAGTTGTCAGAAGGGTCATAGGTTTCAACTCCAACATAAGGATTCCCTGCATCAGTATGAGCTATGTTGATTAATTCAGTTATGTCATTATTTATCACATGGCTACTATCATAGCCAAAGAACATTTTAATCTCATCCTGCATTGGCTGACCATATTCAATTTTACCTGAAGCTCCGCCACCCATAAAACCTCCTACAAGTTAAAAATAATAAAGTGGTTTGAAATATCACCACCTAAAAATTTAGCAAGCTGTATCACATTATCCCTATTACTATAAGCAATAACCCTGCTACAACCTTTAACTTTAGCATAACCAATAAGTTCACGATAAAGTAAGAACCACCCACTTTGAACAAGTGGCTCATAGCCAAAGAGGGAATAAAGTAATAAGTCCTTTGTCCCACTGAATAACTCAGTAGTCACAGCGATAGTTAAAACCAATACTGGTTTATCTTCCACATAAAGAACAAGGCATTCAAGTAAACCACTGAGGAGATTTTGAAGAATTATTGCCTTCCTCTCCTCTACTCCATTACCAGCAATAGGAGGCAGTGCTTCTTCTATAGCCTGCCAGATTGCTTCCCATTCCTCTTGCACAGCCTCAGGAGACAACCTCATCAAATGAAATTGATCTTTTATATCTCTTGTCTCCATGCTTGAAGTTGATCTCGAATCCTGAAAAGTCGATGTATTCATAGTCATTTATCCTTACCCTGAGTCTAAATTCCAAAGCTGTTATTGGAAAAAAGACCACACCTTCCTTATTTAGTTTTTTATACTCCGATGTCTGCCATGATTGGTCATTTGTCTTATTGTATCTGTAGTCAATAGCAACTTCCATGTCTGGTATTGGTGTTTCAGACCAAGACAATTCATTTGCTATTATCCTTATAGACTCTATTGTTTTCAAACCAGAAAGGTCAAAGTCAAAGGTATCAAAACCTATCCTCGCTTCCCTCTTTTCCTCTACAACCATAGAAGAGCAGAAGCCAACAGAAGCTCCGTTATAGTAACAGGCTGATGTTACAACTTGACCTATTTTAGAGAGCCCATCTTGTGATAGCCTAAAGCTGTTAGTGCCGTCAGAAATAAAGAACTCTCCAAGTTTACCCAAATCAGAAGGGTTTGCACTGTGATTGATCAATATGTCACGACCCAGCATTGGAAAGAAAAACTCTCTATAACCGAGAGGAACTATTTCCAATGTTGAGGTAATCAACGACATGAAACCACTTGCATCGATCATGCAATGAGCTTTCAAATCGCCAGCCACTGCTCCCCTTGAAGCAAGCCCACCAAGATCAAGGGGAATGACTGACATGGAAGGTGCAGGAGTAACAAGGGGTTTTAAAGCTGCAACTCCACCTTCCGAATAAACAATGATGTAATCACCGAGAGGTTTTAGAGAAAGGACTTTCCCCCTGAAAGGC